AAACATAGATGGATATAACAGATATAACGAAACAACTTTCAACTATGCTATTCAGCATAAAGATAAATATAGGCTTACTTCTGATTGGGTTAGCGAACAAGATTATTCGTGGTTGGCTCAGCTTGTATCAAGTCCTATTGTATATATGGAAGTTCTTGGTGCTTATTTCCCTGTTACCATAAGTACAAGCAATTACGAGTACAAGTTAGAAAGTGCAGATAAACTATTTAACTTTGAGATTGAAGTAGAAGTAGGAAAATACTTAACAAGCCAATTCAGATAATGATTAGCACAGAGATATACATCGAGGAACAAAAGATTGATTTATTGAAGGATATATCTACCGAGTTTACTTATGCCATTGATGATGTAAGTGAGTTCGGTAGTCGCAATACTTCTTATAGCAAAACAATAAGCGTTCCAGGAACGGCAAACAATAACCTTGTATTTGGGTACATCTTCGAACTTAACAACGCTAACTTTACGGATAATACCTTGCCAAACGTAGGGTATAACTTCAACGTAACTAAACAAGCTAACTGCAAAATCTTTATTGATAAGGTGCAAATATTCAAAGGCACTTTACGAATATTGGAAATAGTTATTGACAAAGAGACAATCGAATACCAGTGTAGCGTTGTCGGGGAACTTGGTGGCTTTATTAATCAGTTAGGCAATAAGCGTTTGGAAGATTTAGATTTTAGTGCTTACAACCATACTTATAGCGTAGCCAATATTAGTGCGAGTTGGGATAACGCAGGGGGTTCTGGTTATTACTATCCTTTAATTGATTACGGAAATGTAAGCACGGGTACATACGGAACACTTAAAAAGGACTTTCAATATACAACGTTTAGACCTGCTTTGTATGTAAAAGAGTATATGCAAAAGATATTTGCAGGTACAGATTATACGTTTAGTTGCCCGTTCTTTGATACTGCTTTATTTAAACGTTTAATTATACCGCATAACCAAACAAACATAACAACGCTAAATAATACAAGCCTTAACGCAGCTGCCAAGCTAATAACTATAAATACTAACCTAAGTCCTTATGTAGAATATACAATGGTTACGGCAGGTAGCTTTACACTTGACGGGTTAGGGCAGTTATTTACTTATGGAAGCGGTGTAACAATTACAACCGATATAAAGGTTTTATTAAGGGGTAACGTTACCTTTTACAATCCACCATTACCAAACTATTCTGTTATACTTAAAAAGAATAACATTGAAATAGGCAGACAAGATTTTGATGCAAGTGTAAGTAACTTTATGAATTGCGAGTTCACTGTTAGCGGAGTAACCTTTGCTAATACTGACACAATGCAAGTTGAGATATTAGGTAATGGAATTATCCTGGATATAACTTTAGGCGAGATAGGTGTAACTACAAGCACACCTACACAAGTGCAGGTAAACTTAGGAGAAACAATTAAGGTAAACGATACAATCCCAAAAGGTATATTTCAAGCAGATTTCTTTTTAAGCATTGTTAAAATGTTTAATCTTTACGTCTATGAGAATAAGTTTAATGACAAAGAACTGGTTATTAGTCCGTATGTGGATTTTTATCCTGAAGTATCGGCTAATGCAGAAGATTGGACTAACAAAGTAGATAGAGCAAAGCCTATAAGTATAAAGCCAATGAGTGAGATTAACGCTCGTTACTATAATTACAAGTTTAAGGCTGACAATGACTTTTACGGGGAAAACTATCGCAAGAAGTACACCGAAGGCTATGGAGATTTTATTTATGATACCGAGTTTGATTTTGTAAAAGAAACAGACACTTTAGAAATTATATTTGCCGCATCTGTATTGTTTCAGCAAACAGGACAAGACAAAGTATTTCCTGCTATTTACAAGAAGTCAAACACAAATAGCGCAGAAGATAGAATGGATAGCATCATTCGTATAATGCAAACCAAAAAGATTACGGGTGTAGCAAGTTGGAACATTATGAACACAACTACTAACTTGGCTACTTATACAAGCTATGGTTACGCAGGGCATTTAGATGACCCTATTAATCCTACTAATGACATAAACTTTGGCGCACCTAAAGAAGTACAGTTTAGTCCTAATAGTTACCCAAGCACTAACGTATTCAATGCCTTTCATAGTCCTTATATTGCTGAAATAACAAGCAAGGATAGTAAGCTATTAACGTGTTTTGGTTTATTGGATATTATAGACATTTTTAATTTAGATTTTAGTAAGTATGTATTTATAGACGGAGTATTATTTAGGCTTAATAAAGTCGAGAACTTTAACCCAATGGAATACAACACTACTAAACTATCATTTCTTAAAGTAATAGAAACAAAATATTAATGGCAACAACTAACGTAGGTTTTAGTGTAACAGTCGAATCGAATGATGCAACAAAATCAATAAAAGAACTAAGGTCGGAGATAGACCAAACTACAAAAGCCGTACAAGAATTAGGTCAGCAATACGGAGAAAATAGTAAAGAAGTAGAAGCTGCTCAAAAAAGATTGCTACAACTTCAAGACCTAACAAACCAAAAGCAAGAGGAAAACAATAGGCGTATTGATAATGCAGCTAAAACAATTACTGCATTATCTGCCGCTTATGGTGGTGTTCAAGGTGCTTTAGAACTTACAGGTCTTGCAGGAGAGGATACTATTAAGCAATTAGCAAAAATACAATCTGCACTTGCTATTGGAGATGCGGTACAAAACTTAGCAGAGTTTAAAGATGCTATTACTTCTACTTTTGGAGAGTTTAGAAACAGTGCAGTAAAAGCATTCCAAGCAGTTAAAGGGGCAATCGGTGCGACAGGTATAGGATTGCTTATTGTAAGCTTAGGTCTTGTAGCTGCTAACTTTGATAAGATTAAAAAAGCAGTTCTTGAGTTTATTCCAGGTCTTAATCAAGTTGGTAAAATTTTTACAAGTATAGTTCAAAAAGTTACCGACTTTGTAGGTATAACATCGGAAGCAGAACGTGCTTTAGCATCTTTAGAAAAAACAACTAAAAGAGGAAATGAAGGACTTGAAGCAAGAATAAAAATACTTACTGCTCAAGGTGGTAAAGAAAAAGAGATATTTGAACTTACTAAAAAGCAAGGAGAAAACGAACTTAATGCCTTAAGACAACGATTAGCTACTACAGGTAAGCTAACAGAAGAGGAACAAAAAAGATTTAGAGATTTAGGAGTTGAAAGACAAGTATTAGATGCACAAGAACAAAAGAGAAGAACAGATAATGCAAAACAAGCTGCCGAAACTGCTAAGGGTATTTCTGATAAATTAGCTGAAGAGGAAGCTGAAAAATATGCAAAAAAAATTGAAGATGAGAAAAAATTAACAGAAGATTTATTAGAAGAATATTATAAAAGACAAAAAGAATTAATTTCTGTTAGAACATTAAGTCAAAAAGAAATTGCTAAATTAGACGAAGAAGATAAAAAGAAAAAACAGGAAGAAGATAATAAAAAGTTTGATGAGCAAATAGAAACTTTAGGTAAAACTAAAAACTATACTTTACAACTAATACAAAATAATCAAGAATTTAATGCTAAGTTAAAAGCTGATAATGATGCAGCAAGGGCTGCTGAGTTACAAGCAAGATTATCTTTTGCAGCTTCAGTAGGAATGGCTATCGGGGAACTTAACGGACTATTTGAACAAGGAACGGCAGCAAGTAAGATAGCAGGTCTTGCACAAATTGCTATTAATACTGGAGTAGGTTTTGCGCAAGGTTTAAGTATTGCTCAACAATCTGCTAAAGCAACAGGACCAGCAGCAGCGTTTGCTTTCCCTATATTTTATGCAACACAAATAGCAGCCGTATTGGCAGCAGCAAATAAAGCTAAAAGTATATTATCACAAGTAAAAGGTGGTGGTACAGCAGCAAGTGTAACTGCTCCGACTATACAACAACAAGCACCAATAGCTCCTGCACAACCACAAGCGGCAACTACAAACCTAAGTAGCCAAACAATTAACGCAATAGGCAACCAAGCCGTAAGGGCTTACGTTGTTGAGAACGATGTAACAAGTAACCAACAAAGAATTGCAGCTATTCAGCAAAGAGCAAGGTTTGGTTAAATGATAACAATTTAAAACCATTAATATTTAGAAATATGGACTTACCTGTTTATTTATTAGACATTAGCGAGGATATGAATGACGATGCCGAAGTGGACTATGTGGCACTCGTAGACAAACCTGCTATTCAAAAGAATTGGAATGCCTTTAAAAACCAACAACGCTTTGAAGTGGTTAGCGAAGATAAGCGCATTATTTCTGGACCTCTTATGTTGGCTGATGTACCTATCTTTCGCAGCGATGCTACTTATGGCGATTATTATGTGGTCTTTAGTAAAGATACTATTTTTAAGATTGCGCAAAAGTTTTTCAAAAGAGGCTACCAATCAAACGTAAACTTAATGCACTCCCCTAATGCTCAGGTAGAAGGGGTTACTATGTTTGAAAGCTTTATTACAGACGAAAGCCGTGGAATATTACCGATGAAAGGGTTTGAAGATGCACCTGACGGGTCTTGGTTTGGTTCTTTTAAGGTAGATAACGAAGGCGTGTGGAACGATGTAAAAGAGGGTAAATTCAAAGGCTTTAGCGTAGAAGGGTTGTTTACCTACAAGACAAAGCCAAGCAAAGAACAAGAACTTATGAATGCAATAAAGGAAATATTGCAACGGGTTAAATGATAAACAAAATCTTTTATTAATATTTAAACAAAAAGAATGATGAACGCAAAAGATGCAATTATGCAAATTAGGGCTTTATTCGAAGATATGCCACAAGTAGAAGCACCTGCTTCTGCTGAAGCACCTATCGAGGAAGTACCTGTTACATTCGCAGAATATAGCCTTATGGATGGTACAAAGGTTATGATTAGCGAATTAGCTATTGGCGGTGTAGTTACTTTAGCTGACGGAACACCTGCTCCAACTGGCGAACACCAATTAGCAGACGGAACTCAAATCGAGTTAGACGAAAACGCTAAGATTATTTCTATTGAAACTCCAGAAGCAGAAGCGGAAATCGCTGACGAAACTCCTGCGGAAATGGGTAAGAAGTATGACGAGAAAATGGCTGACGAAATTTCGAGCTTAGTAGCTGAAAACGAAAATCTTAAAACACAAGTAGCACAATTAGAGGCAAAAGTTAAGAATGGCTTTAGTCAAGTAGCTGAATTAATAGAAGCACTTACTAAGACACCTAACGCTGAACCTATTGCGCAACCAAAACAAAACTTTGGTTCTAACGTAACAACTCACTCTATGAAGTACGATAGAATTGAAAAATTTAGAAACGCTTTATTAAACAAATAAAAATAAAATAAAATGGGATTTGATGTATCTGCATTAGCAAACTATACAAAAGAAAACGAAGCTCTACTTGTAACTTCATCTGTATTGGGTGCAAAAACTGCTTCTCTTATTAAGAGCGCAGGTAACGTTATGGTTGGCGTAAAGTCAAGCGAAAAAATCAACATTATGGAAACTGACGCTATCTTCCAAGATGGTGCTTCTTGTGGCTTTAATGCTTCTGGTTCTACTACCTTTACTCAACGTACTGTAACTCCTGGTAAAATTAAAGTAAACGAAGCTTTATGTCCTAAAGACCTTGAAGCTAAGTATTTACAAAAAGCTTTACCTACTGGCTCTATGTACGATAGCGTACCTTTCGAGCAAGAGTATTCTGAAAAGAAAGCTAAGACAATCGCTGCACAATTAGAAACTGCGCTATGGACTGGCGACACTACAAGTGTTAATGTTAACCTTAACCGCTTCGATGGTCTTGTAAAATTAATCGGTGCTGCTTCAGGTGTTGTTGCTGCAAACGCTTCTACTTACATTAGTGGCGCTCCTTTATCAAGCATTACTGCTGGTAACGTAATCTCTATCTTTGATGGTGTTTACCAAGCAATCCCTGCTAAAGTTGTAGCTGCTGACGATATGACTATCTTCTGTGGTCAAGATTTATTCCGTACTTACACTGTTGCTCTTAAAAATAGCGGTTCTTTCAATTACCAAATTGATGTTAAAGCTGATAGCGAATTTGTACTTCCTGGTACTACAATTAAAGTAATTGCAGTTGCAGGTCTTAACGGAACTAACAAAGTTTACGCTATGCGTTTAAGCAATATGTTCTTAGGTACTGACTTATTGAACGAAGAAGAGAAGTTTGAAATTTTCTATGCTAAAGAAGCTGACCAAGTACGTTTCGTATCTGAGTTTAAGATGGGTGTAAACATTGCCTTCCCTGACGAAGTAGTGAAGTTTATCCTTGCATAATTTATAGGGGGATTGAAATATATCCCCCATTTTTTCAAACTAATTTAATTCAATAACAATGGCTTGTGCTTTAACTCAAAATTATACTCTTGACTGCAAAGACAGTTTAGGTGGTATAACCGAAGTTTATTTTATGGCAGCCTCAGATGTAA